TATCTATACAGACTTACACTAAAGCTAACCTACCACTAGCTGCTACGGCAGGTACTAACGCTCTAGTCACAGACGGTACAATAGGAGGCACTCCTACGATGTCCTACTTCTATAATGGTAGTTGGTACAGGACTTTTGATAACTCAGTAATCACCAACCAAACAATTGATCTATTTATATTAGCAGGTCAATCGAATGCACACGGTGAAGGAGATGTATCAAGTCTTACATCAGGACAATCAACACAAGACGGATTGTTCTATACCTCCTGGCATGACAGTACATCAAACGCTGAGACCACACAAAACTACTCTAACTGGGCAACTTCATTAGTAGCAGGTAGCACAAGAGGAGATAGTAATAACTTAGTAAACTCTCCTTACTTTGGTCCTGAGCTTGGATTTGTTAGTAGAGCAAAAGCAATCAATCTCACCACACAACCTATAGGTATTCTTAAATACGCAGTAGGTGCATCCACCCTTAACGCTGGTACATCTCTTTCTGACTGGGATACCACAGCTACAGGTTCCAGAGAAGGTGACTGTTATCGTGGTTTACTTTCCGCACTGTCAGATGCTACCACCAAGCTAACCAACGCAGGTTACTCTTGGAACTTCAAAGGTATGATATGGTGGCAAGGAGAGAGTGGTGCTTCAGTTAGTGGTCTTAATACATTTATAGCAGCAGTACGAACGGTACTAGGTAATTCATACGGGGTGTCTAATACATCTCAGTTTCCTGTAGTCATAACAAAGATTGGATATGGTACCGACCTTACGCCTGTTGCTAGTGCTGATGCATATGTTGGAATTGTAGATTCAGCTACTTACGGGCACTCAGCAAGTAACAATCATGTAGGAAAAGCTGGTAATACAGATACTAACAGCAACGGTGTAAACGATATGTTTGACATTGGTGAAGCTTATGCTGATCAGATGCAATTAGCTATATCCGGTTCTACCAACGCAGCTTGGGACCCATCATCTATTACAACTCGTTTGTGGTTAGACATGGACGATCAGACTACCTTTACTTCATCTAGTGGTAATGTCACAGCAATCGCAGACAAGTCAGGCAATGGATACACCTTTAACGCTCAATCAGGTAGCACACTCACAGCGGTTAACACAGCACAGAACAACAAAAATATACTTAGGTTTGATAACAACTCAGATGCAACTTCATACACGAGTGTAGGGTTTAGTTCAACTGCTGTTCATAAATGGTTCTTTGTGGTCAAGGTAACAGCTTCCGATACTCACGATGCATTGGTTACATTCACAAAGAGCAACCCAACCCTACAGATGATTATGTTTAACATGAGTGGTGCTGGTGTATTCTCAGGTGATTGGTACATGAATCCCGGTAATAACATGACAGGCAACTCGACTAACCTATTAAACCAATGGGTTATGCTGTCTGCTGAAATGGATATTCCTAACACTCGTGCAACTTTAGCTCTAAACGGTACAGCTTATAACACCAATGTTACTCAGTCAGGACTATCCACAATGGGTGCTATGTCAGTAAGACTGAACGATTATCAGAACAACGCTGACTCTGATTGGGGGGAGGTTGTATTCGTTGAAGATGTAACACAATCAAACTCTGATAAGATCGAAGGATACTTAGCACACAAGTGGGGATTAACAGCAGACCTACCATCTTCACACCCATATAAAACACAAGCACCATAAGATACCATGTTAAGTCACAAAGAAGGAAGTAAACTGCACGACAAGATAGCTGGTGCGTATCGTAACAGCATCGACCTGATGGAGGCTGAGGGAGAGTACAACGCTGCACTACTCAACGGAGCTAGACAGTTCCTAAAGGATAACAATGTTGTCATGGACTCAGGAGTAGGCACACCATTAGATGCGTTAGCTAATGACTTAAATACTTTACCATTTGAAGAAGAAGAAACACCAAGAGATACCGCCCAAGCTACGGGACTTTAGAAACTTCCTGTACCTGGTTTGGAAGCACCTAAACCTCCCTGATCCAACAACGCTGCAATACGACATCGCTGAGTACCTGCAAAACGGTCCAAAGCGGTCTGTTATCATGGCGTTCCGTGGTGTAGGTAAGAGTTGGATAACAAGTGCTTTTGTAGTACATCAGCTACTGCTAGACCCATCTAAGAACATACTTGTTGTATCAGCATCTAAGAATAGATCAGATGACTTCTCTACATTTACCTTGCGAATCATTCAGGAGATTCCCATTTTACAAGGATTAAAGCCATCTGAGAACCAACGATTCAGTAAGATTGCATTTGATGTTGGACCTGCTCCTGCCTCTCACGCTCCCTCTGTTAAGTCACTAGGTATATCGTCACAGCTAACAGGTTCTCGTGCTGATATAATTGTAGCAGACGATGTGGAGGTAGCTAACAACTCCGCTACACAAGGAATGAGAGATAAGCTGGATGAACAAGTAAAAGAGTTTGACGCTATCATTAAACCCCTAGACTCCTCCAGGATCATCTTTCTTGGTACTCCTCAGTGTGAGGACAGTATATACAACAAACTACGAGAGAGGGGCTACAAGAGCCGTATATGGTCTTCTGAGTATCCAGATGATACCGAAGCTATAAACAACTACGGAGGCGATTTAGCACCCCTTATAGCGGATAACATAACACCTGAGACAGTTGGTACTTCTACAGAACCCCTACGGTTCACTGACCTAGACCTGGAAGAAAGAAAGATGTCGTACGGTCGGACAGGGTACGCTCTTCAGTTCATGCTTAATCCGAAGCTATCGGACGCTGATAGATACCCACTAAAGATTAATGATCTAGTGGTGATGGATGTAGATGTGGATGTAGCCCCTGAAAAGATCGTGTGGTCCAGTGACCCTGATAACTGTGATAGAGAACTTCCTAATGTAGGACTAGCTGGTGATCGATACAGAAGACCTGCTAACACTGTTGGTGATATGATACCGTACACAGGCTCGGTGCTATCTATTGACCCGTCTGGTCGTGGTAAGGATGAAACGGGGTACGCTGTAGTGAAGATGCTTAACGGTCAGCTGTTTGTACCGGATGCTGGAGGTATTAAAGGAGGTTACGATACTAAGACCCTGCAACAACTTGTAGCTATCGCTAAGGATAACAAAGTTAATAAGGTAGTGATAGAGTCTAACTTTGGTGACGGTATGTTTATGGAGCTGATAAAGCCTCTGTTTAGAACAACATATCCTGTGACTATAGAAGAAGTCAGACATAACAAACAAAAGGAACTAAGAATAGTAGATACCCTTGAACCTGTACTCAATAGCCACAGGCTTATCATCGATCCTTCCGTCATCACGGATGACTACAGGTCTGCTCTATCCTATCCTATTGAACAACAAACCAGGTACATGCTTATGTATCAATTATCTAGGATAACAAGAGATAGAGGTAGCTTGGTACATGATGACCGTCTTGATGCTTTATCAATAGCTGTTGGTTATTGGGTGCAGCAGATGGCTGCTGATGTTAACCAATCTATGATTGATAGACAACAAGAGCTGTTGGAAGAAGAACTAACAAAATTTACTGATAGCTTTCATAAAAGAAGTAATAAGGTCTCTGCTTACCTCTGGTCGTAGTCGCTACTACTCCTACTCCTTAATAACAAATCTTTAGTAGATATATATTGTAATTTCCTACTTAGTTTAAATACATATATAAGTCTACTTATGTAGACACACCTATCCTTAAAAACTTCTTTAATATCGATCTATTGATAACCGTACTAAGTATTAGTTACGAAAGAACGAAGTATGAGTAACTACAATAGCTGTAATCAATCTGATGGAACTGAAGTAGCTGCTAATGTTGTCTTTGTTAAAAGGAAGCTGTAGCAGAGGGATCAGTTAGTGTACATGTTGGTACTGCTGCTTAATACCTATTAAATATATATTGGTATGATTATAATCAAATATCACCGAAGGAAAGTTGTAAAGCATAAAAGTTAAAACATCAGTATCTAACAGAGCTACAGCAGGGTGTTATAAAAAGCTGTGATTCCGTCTCGTCTAGTAGTATAATACTGAACCATGAATATCAACGATCAAACAGACACCTTCCAGTACGAACTGGCAAAGCTTATATACCGATTTAAAAGTGAGTACGATATTAACGACTACACTACAGCAGGGTGCCTGGACTTCGCTAAGCTGTCTGTACTAACTGAAACAGATGATGTTATCTTTACTGGAGAAGAACAAGTAGAGGATGATGAAGAGCCGTTTGAG